TCATTCGATGAGCCCGTGTGACATTAATGTCGCAATCAGGGCATCGATCGCGCTTCGTGCCTCGGCGTCGATTGTCGTTCCGCCTGAGGGACTTGCGATGGCGGGCTGGCGCGGTCCGACGACCTGGTCTCCGTCGATGACCAGCGCCGCCGCCGGCAGGCGCCCGTCGGACCAGTTCGCGCCGTCCCAGTGGAGCCACAGGCCCGCCGCCCGGTTCCAGGCAAGCAGGCCCGGCAGCGGCGCCGTGAACCGCCACCCGCCCGCGCTCCAGGTCGCGATCGCATCTTCCTGGCCTGCCCAGGCGCCGGTCGCCCCGCCGGCGACGATCCAGGTCTCGCCCTCGGCCGGCGCCGATGGCGGCGCTGCGGACGGTCCGTCCTCGACGACAGGGTGGACGATGCTGTCGAGGGTGAGCAGCGCCTCGTTGTGGAACATCTCCTTCTGCGCCTGGCCGGGCAGCAGGAAGGGCAGCGAAAAACGTGGGCTGGCATCGCTCATTTCCGGGTGTCTCCGTTCAATCAATCGACCATGATCTCGGCCGGGCGCGATGCGGCATAGGTGCCGATCTGGATGACCGAGAAGACGATCGGGCCGGCCGCGCCGTCGCCGGCCTGGTCGGCGGCGGTGTAAAGGAAGGACGGCGCCGTCAGCATCTCCTGCCGCCGGAATCCGTCGCCCGAAATATCGAGCCGATAGGCTTCGGACTGCTCGCCGATCGGCGTGTCGGCGCCGCTCTGCCAGCTCCACCCTTCACGGCTGCGACGCACCCAGCGCACCAATATGTCGCCGCTGGCCTGCCGCTCGGCCACCAGATGCACCGGCGTGGGCGGGCGCAGCGCGGCGCCATCGATCGCGGCCTCGACGACCACATCCTCCGGATCGCCGATGCCGCGCGCGCTGACCCGCGCCGTCCCGCCGATCGATCCTTCGGGCGCGGCGATCGCCACGGGCCCGTCCACCGCGACCAGGGCGAAGGCCTCGCCCGCCCCGTGGCCCGCCGCCGCCCATTCGGTCCCCCGGCGCCCGCGCAGCAGCCGCGACAGGCGGAACCGCCGCGGGCCGATCCACTCGGCCCGGCCGAACTGCAGCAGCTCATCGCCGACCAGCGCGAGATTGGCGCCGCCGGCGAGCGCGGCATCGCTCGCGCCCTCAAGCCACATGGTCTCGCTGAGCAGCTCGACCTCCAATGCCGACTCCGTATCGAACAGGGTGGAGGGCCGCGCCGCCAGCGCGGTCAGCGCCGTGCCCATCGTCGCCGGCCCGGCCCGCCCCACCGGCAGCCAGCTCGCCCCGTCGTCGAAGGTCGCGATCAGGTCGGCGCGGCGCCAGCCGGCATCGTCCCCGGCGGCGAAGGCGAAGAGCATCGGCGTTCCGCTGGCCGGATTGCCGAGCGGGAGATCGCGAAGCCGCAGCGTCGTGGGGCCCTGGATCAGGTCGTCCGCGCTCGCCGGCCGTCCCGCATCGGCATCCGCGGCGACCGGCGATCCGCCCGGCACGCCGGTCAGCTCGATCGACGTTCGCATCGCGCCGAGCGTCCAGCGCGAGACCTTCCAGGCTCCGCCAAGCCCCTCGATCCGCGCCAGCGCCCCGGGGCGAAGGTCCGCGCGGCGCCAGTCATAGGCCGCCTTGACGCTCGCCCGCCCGGCGCGGAGCATCGCCAGGCGATATTCGGCCAGGCCTTTCGCCGCGCCCGCCGAAAAGGCCGCCGGCAGGCTGAGCCGCTCCGCGTTGCGCCCGGGCCCGCCCTCGGCGGCCGCGCGCTGGAGCCCGGCCTGATAATCGCGCGCCGGATCGTAATAGGTGATGCCGATCTCGTCGGGCACGCTGTCGAGCGCGCGCCGGACGATCGACCGGCGCTCCGTCTCCTCCGCTTTCGCCAACATGGCCGCCTAGCCGCCCGGGGTCGCCAGCCGCAGGCCGGAGCCGTCGTCGGCGAGCGACAGTGGAACGACGTCGGCCAGCGCGGCGATGGCATCGCGAACGCTGTCGCCGGTCGCCGCATAGCCGACCGGCGCCGGCGTGGCCGCGCCCGTCACCAGCCGCCCGGTGAGGTCGGCGGCGATCTCGCCGATCGGGATGGGACCGTCGTCGGCCTCGACCTCGAAGGTCAGCGACGGGATCCGGTTGCCATAATCCTCGAGCTGGAAATCCTCGAACAGCGCATAAGCGAGGCCGCGAAAGGCGGGCGCCTGCCCTGCCCCTTCCGCCGACGCGACCAGCGGATCGACCGCCTGGTCCTCGTCGCCCCGATAGAGGCGGTATCCGGTCGCGCTCTTGAAGTCGCCGGCCGCGCCGCGGAGCAGCCTGCCGTCCGCCCAGATTCGCCGCACGCCGCGGATCGGCCGCCCCGAAAGCGCGACCGCGAAGCTCGCCGAATAGGAATAGGTGACCGTCTTTGGCTGGCCCTTGCCGTGGCCGGTCGTCGATCGGGTCTCGACGAGGTCGGTCGCCCAGATCACCGTCCCGGCGACCCGCATCGTGCCGTAGAGGCGCGGGATCTGCACGCCATAGGACGATGTCTGCACCGAAAGGTCGCCGAGCCGCGGCCCCTGCCGGGCCTTGGGCGCGAACAGCCTCTGGTCGACGGCCTGGCCGGCGATCGCGCCGAGCGCGCCGCCGATCGGTCCGCCGATCGCGGTGCCGACCGCGGTCAGGATGAGCGTTGCCATGTCAGTCCTCTTCTTGGCGGCGCCAGATGCCGATCACAGGCCAGTGCGGCGGCCCCGGCCGCTCGACGACCCGCCGCAGCCCGGCATCCGCGTGGACCAGCCCTTCCCCGGTCCAGATGCCGAGGTGGAGCTGCTGCGGCCCGCTTTTCATCACCAGCACGTCGCCGGCGGCCATGGCGCCGGCGGGCGACAGCCCGGCGCGGCGCATCGCGGCGCGCACCTGCGCCATCGTCGTGCCGTGCGGCCGATAGCCGGATGGCGGCGACGCCTCGAGCGCCGCGCCGACCAGCCCCACGCAGTCCAGACCGGCGCCGGCGCTACGCCCCTGCGGTCGAAAGCGAACGCCGATCAGCGCGCGCGCCCGCGCGACGATCGCCTCAGCGCTGCGGGTCATCGGCCGGCGGCGCCTCCGGATCGGCGGCATTCCCGTCGGGATCGCCTTTCTTGAAGTCGACGCTGCTGCCGCCGACCTCGATCCGGATATGGTCGGGAATCTGCGCGCAGCCGCCGATCGCGGACAGCAGCAATGCGATGCAGGCGCGAAGCCGCATGGTCGTTCTCCTCGGGTCGTGAAGGGGCCGCTCAGGCCCCGGGATAGCGGGTCAGGAGGTCGATGCCGGGCAGATGCGGCTCGCCCCTGAAATTCTCGGCATTGGCGAAGCGCCCGGCGCAGGTCGCCAGGCTCTTGTCGCACCCCTCCATGATCTCGACGAGGTCGCCCGCCGCTGGCGCGAAGGCCGGCAGGTCGCGAAGCGTCAGGTGGACGCCGTCGGATCGCAGGATCGCGCTCGAAAGCCCGCTGTTGGCGCCGCCGATCCAGCGCAGCCGGCCGTAGCCGTAAAGGCCTGCGCCGCTCGAAGGGCCCGGCGCCGCCTCCGCCACCTCGATCTCGGCATCCTCGGCGGCGATCACCCGCGTGATCCGCGTCCTTGGCCCCATGTCGATCCGTCGCACGCAATGCCGCTGATCTCCGCCCAGCCGGTCGCCGGCGCCGCCAGCATCGCGTCGCTCGCGTCATAGCCGGGCGGCACGAGGCTCACGAACATCCGGTCGATGTCGCCGGCGAAGACCGGATCGTCCTTGTCCCAGCCGCCCGCGAGCGATCCGAAGTCGAGCGCGATCGTCGCATCCTCGCGCGTCCCCGACGCATAGTTCCACAGCCTGACGAACCAGCTTCGCGCCGCCCCGCTTTCGTCCCGCCCCTCGATCGTCAGCGTCGGCCCGTTGACGGCGTCCAGCGGCATGATCCCCTCGGATCGCCAGCGGAAGGACAGGCGGCATCGCCGGAAATCACGCGCCGTCTCGTAGCGGAGCAGCACATGGTCGTGCCCGTCCTCCGCCTCCCAGATCAGGCCGGCGAGATCGTCCTTGCGATGGAAGACCGCCTCGATCCTGAGCGCATCCGGCGCGGTCGTCACCAGGCTCGCCATCATCGGCCGCGGGAAATCGACCGTCCAGTAGCGCGGATCGAACCGTTTCACCGTCCCGAATGTCCGCGCGCTTTCGGGCCGCGCCAGCCAGTCGCCCATCGCTCAGTCCCCCGCCTGCAGCAAAGCCTGGCGCACCGCCCGCGCGACCTGCCGGCTCGACGCCTTCAGCGCCTGCGGCGAGGCATCCGCCGGCGCGTTGACGGTGATGCTGACCCTGACGTCGCGTGCGCCGCCCTGGCCCGGATCGATCCGCCCGCTCGCCGTCGGCACGAACAGTTCCGGCCCGCGCTCGCCGACCAGATAGGGCCGCCCCGGCGAGACCGGCCCGCCGATCGCCTTGCCCGGCGCGCCGATCAGCGCACCGATCAGCCCGCCGATCCCGCCACCGCCGCCGCCAAGGATTGCGCCGATCCCGCCCCGGATCGCCGCCGACGCGATGTCCGCCATCGCCGCCAGCGCGGTGCGCCTGAGATCGTCGAAGCCGAGCTTCCCGGTCCTGAGCGCCCGGGTGAGCGCATTCTCGATCGCCCGCCCGGCCTTGTCCGCGCCTTGGACGAGCGGTCCTTCCAGCGCGCTCTTCATCGCCGCGACGTCGCGCGCGAAGCCGGCCGTGTCGGCGCGCACGCTGATGATCGCGCCCTCGATCTCGTCATCCATCGGGAAACATCTCCTTGAGCCGCGCCAGCTCGTCCGCCGACATGGCCGCCGTCTCGGGCCGGATCGCGTTCAGGATCGCGGCCAGCTCCGCCGGCGTCGCCCGCCAGAACTCGTCCGGGCGCCAGCCGAACAGCGCGCCGGCGATCCCCGCCAGCCGCGCCGCGTTCTCGCTAAACACGGCCTTGCAGGATCTGGGTCAGCAACGCCTTCAGGATCGGCGCGGCCTTCGCCAGTCCAAGTTCCGCCAGCGCCTCGCCCACCTGCTCGATCGTCAGGCCCTCCGCCCGATCGGCGATGCAGTGCCAGATGAGCTCGGCGACTTCGCCGATCCTGAGCTCGCCCGCCGCCGCCCGCTCGACCAGCGCGAAGAGCGGCCCGAGCGCCGCCTCCGCCGCCACCAGCGCGCCGAAGCTCGGGCGCAGCAGGATCGCACGGCCGCCGATCGTCAGGCTCGCCTCCCCCCGCACGGGGTTCGCCGCGCTCACGCCGCCGCCACCGCGCCGGAGCTCTCCAGCGCCAGCGCATAGGTGCGCTCGCCATTATAATCGCCGGCATAATCGAGCCGCGTCACCAGGAACCGGCCGCGCAGCCGCTCGCCGCTTTCGAAGCTGAGCTCGTAATCGTCGAGCGTCCCGGCGAGCGCGTTGGTCTTGATCCGCGTCTCCGCCGCCGATCCGGTGAAGATGCCGCTCGCTGCGACCGACACCGATCGCGTGCCCGCGCCCGACAGCAATTCGCGCCACGCGCCGCTGTCCTTGCTGGTGACGTTCACCGCCTCGCCGTTCACCGACATCTGCGTCGTCCGCATCCCGGCCACGGTCGCATAGGTCGGCGGCGCGCCGCCGTCGCCGATCTTCAGCAAAAAGGCGCTTCCCTTTTCGGCACTCATGCAGCAGTCTCCTGTGATTAACCCCCGATGAATTGGGAGAGGCGAGATGATCTCAACCGTCTTGGCTTTCGCACTGGCGGGCGCGGGGATGCAGAGCGACACCACCCGGGCGGCTCGTGACGCGTTCAACGCGTGCCTGCGCACCTACATGCAGCACAGCATCGACACCCATGCGACGATGGATGCGTTCACCGCGGCTTTTCCGCAGCAATGCACGACCGAAGAGGCCGCCTACCGCACCGCGATCATCCAGCGCGAGAGCGCGATGCGCGCGACCCGCGCCGCGGCCGAGCAGACCGCGACCGAGGAGATCCAGGATTCGCGGACGAACTTCCACGATCGCTTCGAAATGGCGATCACGCCTGCATCGCCGCACTAGGTCGCCGGGCCGGCGCCGGCGTCGCTCGCCAGCATCCGCACCCGATAGTCGCGCGTGGCCGTCCATTTGCGCGGGCCGCTGCCGGTCACCGCGCTGCGCAGCATGACGCAGGTCACCGTCCGCCATCCGGCGATTGTCCCCGTCGCCGTTCCGATCGCCTCGTCGGCCTTGCGCGTCAGCGCGCGGAGCCGCGCCGGGGTCTCGCCTTCGTCGCGCAGGATGAGGCGAAAGCGGATATCGCGTCCCGCCCCCGTCTTGTGTCCCCAGTCGAGCTCCGGCCCGATCTCGATCGTCGCATAAGGGGGCGTCGCGACGATCGGCCGACCTTCGGCGCAGCCATTGACTCCCGGGATCGCAGCCACGCCAGCGGCGATCGCCGCGGCCAGCGCCTCGCCGGCCTCCATGCCCGCCAGCGCGCTCATGCGATGCTCAGCCGCCGCCACGGGCGCCACAGGGCGGTCACCGCCGCCGGCGGCCCGGCGGCCGCGTCCCGCTCGATGAAGAAATGGGCGGCGAGGCGAACGATGCCCTGCCGCAGCGCCTCGGGCAGGTCCGACGGGCTCGCCGCCATCCCCGCGACATAGCGCACCCGTACCCGCGCGCCCGCCGGCGCGGCGTGCAGCCGCACCCAGCCCTCGCCCAACGCATCGATGTCGATCGAATAGTCGCCGATGCCGAGCGGAGTCGCCTCCCCGGCGGCATCCAGCGCCGCCACCGTATCGATCGCCTGCACCGGCGCCGCGCCGAGCCGTTGCCAGCCGGTGCGCCGCGCCAGCGTCTCGTTCACCGCGCGCGCAATCAGCAGCCGTCCGGTGAAGCGCTCGCAAAGATCGGCGGCGCTGCGCGCCAGGCCGGCGATCAGCGCATCCTCGTCGCCCGATGCGATCCGCAGCATCGCCTTCACCTCGTCGAGCGCCACCGGAAGATCGCCGGGCGCGATCGTCAGCGCCCCCATCACCTGTCCTCCACGCGCAGCGCGATCGATCGCTCGTCGACGCTGCCGTCCGAAAAGGTGACGCGGTTGGTCACCCGATAGAGCCGGCCCGCGGTCCCGCCCGAAAGCCGCACCGCGCTGCGGTTGAGATCGAAGCTCGCTTGCTCGATCGCGATCCCGTCCGCCTCGTCGGGGCTTGCCGTCCACTGGCTTTCCGCGATCGTCTGGCCGTCGAGATAGCCCGACCAGTCGATCGCATAATCGACCCGCGCCTGCGGGTCCTTCAGGTAGAAGCTCATCTGCTCGTCCTCGTCGCTTGGTCGGATCAGGGCCGGGTGGGCCGGATCGGCGCGTCGCGGCGTCCGGCATGCGCCTGCTCGCTTGTGCCCGCCGGCCGCGGCCCGCCATATTCGGTGGCGAGCGCGCGAAGGCTGGCGTCCGCAATCGCGCCGGCGGCGATCGCGCCGCCGGTCACGACACCCCCGTCCCGGAGACGATCGCCTCGCTCGTCGAGTTGAACCAGATCGTCGCGAAGCCGCGCGCGGCGAGAGTCCGGCTGCCGGTGGTCGTGCTTCCGGCCAGCCGCAGCGTCAGCCCGCTTCCCTGCGTCAGCGTGATCGCCGCGCCGCTGTCATTATAGACGGCATAGCAGCTGCCTGCGGCCGCGCCGGCGGTGATCGTCACCCCGGCCGACGTCGCAAGGCACTGGCCGCGCGTCAGCCCGCTCGTGGTCCGCGGCAGATCGCGCCAGCCGATCTCGATCCCGCCATATTGCGCGGTGCCGGAGAAGTTCGGCGAGGCGATCGGGGCGTAATAGCTGCCCTCCTGCCCGTCGAGCTTGTCCGCGTCGAGGCCCGATCCCGCCCCGTCATTGCCATCGTGCCAGATCTGCACCCAGGCGGTCGGCGTGCCTGTCGCGCTGTAGGCGCGGAGATAGAGGTTGGTCGTCTGGTTCGCCTTCCACAGGTCGAAGGCGCGCGCCCAGCTGCTCGCGCTGGTGTCGAGCTTGAAGGAGATGGTTCCGCCGAAGGTGCTCGGGAAATTGCTCGATCCGGTCGAATTGGTCGACGTGCCGAACGCCGGTCCGCTTATCGCCGTCCAGGTGCTGCCGGCGCTTCCGTCGGAGTTGAGCGCAGGCGCCACGCTCCGCAAATAGCGCGCGTCGGCGGCGGCCGTCGTCGGAACGTCGGAGGCGCCGGTGCCGGTCGCGGCGACGGCGGCCGTGCCGAGCCCCAGTGCGGTACGCCCCGCCGCCGCGTTCGCCACGGTGAGCAGGCCGCGCCCGAAGCTGGTCGTCGAAAGCGCCGCGATCGCGGTGAGATCGCTGTCGGCGGGCTGGTAGCGCGCGTCGCCGTCGCCACGGCTGAGGAGGTCGGAGTCCGCCGCCGC